TCCAGTGCTCACGCCGAAGCTGAGGTCGGTTGAGTTGAACGTGACCGCGTACGCCGTGTTTATGGCCGCTGCCGTCTGCGTTGTGGTGTCGTAGAAGGTTCCGTAGCGGGGAGCCTTGCGTTGCTCCACCGGTGGGGCTTGCGAGAGCAGGGCGACCTGCTGAGCTAGTTCAGCAATCTGGCTAGCCTGCTGCGCAGGCGCTGTAGAAGCGAGTTCGATGACGCTGCGCAGAGCTTCAACCGTATCAAGCGCCTGTTGCGCAGACGTCTGAGAGTTATACGAGTCAATGGCGTTGGCGTCGATTTCGGCTGGGACGTAATCGAAGAGTTGCTCGAAGGCGCGGATAAGGCGCTGGTCGGGCAAGAACTTGGCAAGGTCATTCCGGTTTGGCTTGATGGAGTTCGCCATTTACCACACAAGCGGCTCAAGCCGCGCCTCCAAGATTGCTACAGACAAGTGCGCGTCGCTTGTCCCGCGAAACCGGTACGTTCTCCAGTCGCCCATGCGACCGTTGCGCATCCACGTGAGGCGCTTGTTGCGATCCCCAATGCGCCCTGCGCTGATACCGCGCTCCTGCGAGTAGGTGATGCCGTCCGCTGAGTAGCTCGCGAAGATGGTGGGGTTCACGCCCAAGGCGACCCGCCCTGTCAGGGCGACAAGCTCAAGCTCATGGAAGATGGCGCCCTTGCCTTCGTTGTAGAAGATTTGGGTCTCGAACTGCCACCCGACGCGCTCGCCCCACAGCGAGGAGACGTCGTACACCGCGTATCCCAAGTTGGGAGCTGACGTGTCGCCGCAAATCCACTTGTCGTAGGCGTTGATGAAGTTGCGTGCGCGGTAGCTGCTGTTGCCGTAAAGACCGTCTGCCAGCGTGAACCAGATGGCCTGTTCGGCAATCTGGGAGGCCGAGCCGTCGTACACTAGCGTGTGGTCTGGAAGGTGGATGTAGAGATGGTTAAGTCCGTTGTAGACCCGTGCCTCACAGATAGTCGTAGCCAGAGCAGTTTCAGTGTAAGTTGCCAGAATCTGGTCAATCTCACGGGTAGAGATTTTGACGGTGTTTGCTCCTGACGCCAGCCACACCGAGATGCCCTCGTTTCTCCCGCCTCCGACGAAAGCCACAGAATCCAGATATACGCAGCAGGAGTACGTTCCGACTCCACCCCGTTGTATCTGGGCTCCTTCGATGCGTGCGAACGGGAAGGAAAGAATGTCCCCTCCGACGTTGTTAAAGAGCTCGATGGTGTGTCGGTTAATCGCATAGACCTCGTTCCGAAACTTCTGGATGGACGTGATGGGATCGGGGTCAGCCTCGGACGTTGCCTTGGCCTGAACGATGGTCGGGTTCACCAAGTTCGTCGTAGCGATGAAGTTCCCGTCTGTTAAGAAGAAGTAGCCGTCCACCCAGCAGAAGTCCGTGATTGGCCCCATGGCAGGGTCAGGCGTGAGGCTGGTGAGCGCAGAGCCATCCCAGTAGTACAGCACGCCGCTGGAGAGAATTGCCAGCAGCGTCTCTGAGTAGTCAAGGGTCACCTGACCAGTGCCACCCACGTCCGCGAGCACCACCACGTTCCCAAGTGAGCTTACCGAGACGAGCTTGGTGCCCATCACGCGGTAGAGAACGCCGTTCCACTCGATGCCGCCTCGGTCTACCCCAGGGCCTACCGCGAAGTTTTTGATGCCGTCAGCGGGGCGCAGATACCCGTTGCTCAACCCCGAGGGCTGGATGACAGGTATCAGGTTACGCGGGTAGCTGCGGCGGAAGTCGCCGGCTGCGTCCGTGTAGATGCCGCTGAGGAGTGGAACTTGCATTACTTCTTCTTGGCGGTCTTCGCAGATGCTTTGAACGCTGCCGCAGTCGGCGCTCCCTTGGAGCCTGGCTTGCGCATCTTCTCCTTGCTACCGGCTTCGATGCGTTCGCGTTTGGCGTGGATGTTGGCGTATAGTCCTTTTTTCATTTGCAGTTCCAGCGTTTGAGTGAAGCAGCTTTGCGGGTGGGCCGGCCTTTCTCGTCCTTCATAGGCCCAGGCATCCCGCTCATCCTTGCGCAGAACGAGGCCTTGCGCCCCGCGTCTGCCTTGGTCTTGGGGTTGGGAGCAGGCGCCTTCAGGTTCGAGCCGGTTGCCGCGTTGTACTTGGCGCGGCCTTTGGCGGTAAGCCCGGCTCCCTGCGAGACAGGAAGCTTCTCACCGCGGCTGACCGAGAGGTTGACTTGCTTCTTAGGCATCTTCAGGAGGAGGGGCAAAGGTTCCGTCTGGTTGCTCAATCCAACCGATGTCGCACTGGATGCCGTCCACGTTTACAAGCGATGTTCCTTGCGGGGGCGTGTAAGGAGTCACGCCATCCCACAGTATGACGCTTAGGACAACTTTTGTTGAGTCTTCAACGATTGCGTATCTCATTGCTTAGAAGTAGGTTGTTACAATAACGATGCCTTGCGCTCCATCTCCGCCTTTGCCTGAGAATGCCGCCCCATCAAGAGCCGCTCCTCCGCCTCCTCCGCCACCTCCGTATAGTCCACCATTTCCCCCATCTCCGCCATTTGCCGTGAAGCTGGAACCGCCTCCGCCTCCGCCTCCAGAGCACAATGGGAAGTTAACCGTGACGTTTGGTGCAGAACTTCCGTTGCCTGAGATTGCGCCTCCGTTTCCAAGTCCGCCAGTGAACCAAGTGGATAGAGAGGTTCCGCCGTTCCCGCCAGCAAATCCAACGGTTGCTGATGCTGGAAGACCGCCTCCTGCTCCTGCTCCACCTGCGCCAACAAGAGCGCTCGTTGTTGATGGGCCTGCACCTGTACCGCCGTTTGAGCCTGATGTTCCTTGGAACATTGCGCGAGCGGATGCCGCTGATCCTGCTGGCCCACTTGCCGTGGTAACTGCTCCTGCTCCAAGCCCAGGAGACACTTGGACAAACGTTCCAAATGCTGACAGTCCGCCAGCTGTTCCTGCGTTTCCGTTGACATTGGTTCCAGTGACTGCGACGCCTCCAATACCGGCAGCGCCAACAGTAACAGATTCAGTCGCTCCAAGAAGGGATGCTTGGAATCCTCTTGCCGAATACGAGCCGCCTGCTCCACCGCCTCCTCCCGGCGCTGTTGCTGTCGTCCCGCCCTTTCGTCCTGACGCTCCACCTCCACCTCCGGAAATCACCACCACATCCACATAAATCGCCCCTGCTGGCTTTGTCCACGTCCCACTGGAAGTGAACACCTGCACGTCCGTAGCAGCACCTCCACCGCCGGTAGCAGAAATGGTAACAGCACCATCACCGTTCGTGATAGTCACGTTGCTCCCAGCCGTCAGCGTAGCCTTGGTGAGGCCACCTGCGGCGTTGCCGATGAGAAGCTGGCCGTTCGTGTAGCTGGTCTTCCCTGTGCCGCCAGACGTCTCAGCCAGCGTTGCGCTGAGGCCAGCCGCTGTGCCGGTGGTGTTCTGGTTGAGCGTTGGGACGTCAGCAGCTTGGATTGCCGACATAACAACGTCCGATCCGTTCCCGCGAAGGTACTGACCGGAGGTCGTTGCGCCGGCGAGGTTGTCCATCGCGGCCTGCCGGTTGGCAGACTGCATGAAGGAGTCGATGTCAGAGGATACTGTAATGTCAGGCATATGCTTTAGGGTCTGATGTACCGGTCAACGCCGCCTGGCCGGCGATAGTAGTTCGTTCCGCCACCAGGGCGCAGGTAGAACGACGCGGCGGGAGGCGGCCCTGGAGGGGTCACCGTGGGGCCCGCAGGCGTCTTCGAGCGTCGTCTTGAGAGGTAACGAATCACAGGCCAGCGCCGCAGATGAAGTTAACCGTCGTTCCGGAAGGCGAGATGAGCGCGATGACGTTGTCGTCCTCGAACTTGCCAAGAGAGACTTGGCTGCTCGGCATGACGATGTAGTCAGCGGTCGTTGCGGTAATCGTGCCCTGCCCGATGCGGACAAACACGGGGTTGGTCGAGCCCGTGTTGGTCACGCAAATGCTGCGGGTGCCAGAGCGGATGCTGTACTGGGCGGACGTGCCAGTTGCTGACTGGGTTTGTCCGCTACCGTAAGAGGGATTGAATGGGAGTGTCATATTAGCCTACGCGATACCATTTTTGGATGACCGGCTCGAACCGGAGTCTGAAGAAACCATTTGCCGCAAGAGTCGTCGGAACGCCGCCGCCCACAGCACCGTTCAGGTTCACCGTGAGCGCGGTGATGGTCTGCGTCGTGTTCACGAGAATCTCTTGGTTGGCAACGCAGCCCGATACCTCAGGGAGCAGGATCGTCAGCGAGGCCACTGTGCTAATGGGGGTAAGCACCAGCCACACGCTGTTGTTCGTGCCGCTGATTGCGACCGTCGAGCCGCTAATCGGCGAGGAGTACTGGATGACCTTGCCATCGTTGACCGTGACGTTCTGTTCAATGAAGTCAGCCACCACCGCTGCGGTGCAGTTATAATCGAGCCCGTTCTGGTTGACAGCAAACAACGTCGAGGGGCTGATGCTGTCGACGTTATCGAGATTTTGAATAGCCATGTTAGAGGAAGAGAAGCTGACCGTTGGGTTGTTGCTCGATGGGGCCAAGAGACGGAACCGGCAAGAACGGCCAGTCCACATCCTTGTTGCCAGCGCCAGAAGGCATCTGCGAAGGGTACTGCTGCTGAAGGACGTTGGCGCTCTGCATGAGGAGCGTCTGGTAACCGGCAATCGCCCCCAGCTTGGTGTCTGGAGAAGGCGATTTACCGTACTGCGGAGCAATCCGCATCGCGAGATTCAAGATGATGGCCTCGTTCGCGGTAATCGGGACGTTCGTCTCGGTGTCCAAGTCCGCGTTCTCGGGCGAGTTGGTCAGTGGGTAGCCAATCTGGATGGCTTTCGCGTACCACTGCGCAACCATGGCGTCGAGCCGGCGCACCGCCGACTGAAGCTCTTCAGGCGTTAGGTCAAACACATAAGACGCCAGTCCAAGTTCCTCAAAAGCGGCCTCAACAAACTGGCGTTTAGTGTATCCCATGCGTCATTTGCGCCTGCGGCGCGGTTTATCTTCTTCTTCTTCGTCTTCAGCCAACAAAACCGGCTCGCCAGCAGCCTCAGGTAGGGGCGCAGCCTCGGATTCCGGCTCATTGACCACAATCTTGACCTTGGGCTCGTTCTTGAGCCTTACAGCGTCCTCCACGGCCTTGTTATAGACGTCCACCGCCTCTTCAACAGTAAAACTCCAGCCCAAGGAGAGGGCTTCATCGAGTTCTTCTTGGGATTCGACGCCGCAGTAATCGAAGGTGCCATAACGCGCAGGGTTCTTCCCTGGCGAGCGGTACACCATTGCAGGAAACTCAATCATTTTTTCAGTTTTCCAACGGGTTTTCCAGCCGCTTGCTTCGCTTTGCGAGCCGTTGAGAGCGCGATTGCAATCGCTTGCTTCTGCGGTTTACCGGCCTTCATCTCCTTACCGATGTTGGAGGAGATTGTCTTCTGCGAATAACCCTTCTTGAGCGGCATAAGTTGCGTAAAGTTAAGGGGATGGCCCCGAAGGGCCACCCCCCGTGAGACTATACTACTGATTGAACAGCAGAATGCCACTCATTTCGGGTTGTTTGTTCACAACTCCGTAGAACGTGTCCACACGATACTTGGTCGTGAGGGTGTTCTGATCGAAACGCTTGGTCATTACGAGCTCCAGCCCTTGGTCGGTTGAACCGCGCATCACCGCAACGCCAGCGTTGTCGGGGAGCGAGTAGCGGCCAGGGAGGATTTCAATCGCGTCCTTGTGCCAGAAGCAGTTAACGCCAGCTGCCGTCGTGTTGAGGAGCGTGATTGCCGCGTTGGATGCCTTC